TTCTTATGAAGAGTGTTGCAGGGGACGAGTTATCTGACTGTGCCGTCATCGGACCTAGAGTCTCCCGAAACCGGGCAGGGTTACCTCGGATCATTCCGGCCTGGTGCCGGACTCTGATCCGGGCTGGTGACCCTTGGATGATCCGCCTTTGGCTCACATTCTTCGGTTTATACCGAGTTATGGAGTTCAAGGGCGATCTATCGTTCAAGACGATCACTCAGCCTGGTAAGGAGTTCGACCTGGGTCCGTACGAACAGTTCGCTAAGTGGTTTGTTGTATGGTTAACACCGTACGGTATTCCACCTTTCGAACCTACGTTCGATCCGCGGCCGATCCTGAAGTCTTCGCCCGGAACGTCTGGGAAATCTCTTTCCCAAACGTCCTTCTCAGTCTTTCCGAAGAACGCGAGAGCTTTGTGGGCCGACCCGCTATTGCGGGCCGCCTACTTACAGTTCACCGCGGTCCTTGGGTTGACTAAGTGGTATACGTATGCTGAGGCTGTTGCAGTCTCAGAAGCGCAATCCGGATCGAAGGCCCCTACTTGGGCCCTGGGGAAACTCGGGGTCAAAGAGGAACCTGGGAAAATGAGAGTTTTCGCCATGGTTGATTGGCTGACGCAGATGGTGATGGAGCCTCTGCATCTCTGGTTGTTTTCTATCCTTCGGCATTTGCCGATGGATGGTACTCACGATCAGGATGCTGCGGTTCGATACGCCGCTGATCTTGTCCAGAAAGGACACAGACATGTGTTCTCTTTGGATCTCTCAGCTGCTACCGACCGGTTACCCGTGTCGGTGCAATCTGTATTGCTAAATCAACTGATCCCGGGAATTGGAAAATCCTGGGAGACATTGCTCGTTGGCCGGGATTACTCCTATGGAAAGCTTCGGCTGCGATACGCAGTCGGGCAACCTATGGGAGCTCTCAGCTCATGGGCTATGTTGGCAATGACTCATCATTTCCTCGTTCAATTCGCCGCCTGGAGGGTTGGATACACTGCGTGGTTCAGACATTACGCCATCTTAGGCGATGATATCGTCATCCTTGACAGTGTCGTCGCCCGATCCTATCTACTCGTCATGGACGAGCTTGGCGTAGGAATCAATTTAGGGAAATCTCTAATCTCCCACAAGGGGGTTTTTGAATTCGCTAAACGATTCCGGGTGCCTGGCTACGATTGTTCACCAATTTCATTGAAAGAGGTGTCGGTCGCGGCCGGAAGCCTAGCCTGCTTGACTATGCTTCTAGATAAGATTGGGAAACTGCGAGCTCTGAAGGTCTCAGATGCTCTCGCGTTCCAAGGGGCTGGATATCGGGTCCTGGGAGCTCTTATGAAGCCCTACTCAGAGATGAGTAGAAGATCAATGATGCTCCTGGTATTCCTTACTCAGCCAGGCGGACCGCTTAGCAAATGGGATTCGTGGACTCAGTGGTTATCTTCCACTAGTTTCTATTCGGCCTTACCCTCGATTAACAATCGAGCGGTGATGCTTCGGATCCGGGAAATGCTTTCCGGGCTTCTCAGCGATAAAGAGGTTACGAGAGTAGTCTCTTATCCTGAGCCCTCTGAACAAGG